GTATAGCGAAGGCGGCGTAGATGTCGTGGCGCTAAACGATATTATAATGAGCTGCGATGCTGTCGATCACATATGGATTGAACGGCAACAGGCAATGCCAAAGCAGGGCGTTAGCTCAACGTTTAAACTGGGTTACGCGTTTGGTCAGATCACATCTACTGTTGCGCTTTCTCGCTCAAGATTTACATTGGTAGGCCCAGTCAACTGGAAGCGCGCGCTGAATTTGCCAAAGGATAAAGACGCAGCAAGACGTCTGGCGCAGCAATGGTTTCCTGATCGGGCGTCGGAATTAAAATTAAAAAAGCATGAGCATCGCGCCGAGGCGTTGCTAATTGCATTATATGGAAGGGGAAGGGCGTAATGGTTATGCGCAAGGACATGTCCAACGAGGCATATCATTTAGATCCGGCAATATCATCGTCGGACGTAAAAACGGTCAGCAGCAAGTCTCTGGCGCATTGGAAAGGTCAGGAGCGTAAAGAAAGCGCCGCGTTTGATCTTGGCAGCGCCTCTCACGCGCATTTGCTGGAACCAGAAAAAAACTTAGTCAGATGCGGGCCGGAAACAAGGCGCGGCAAGGAATGGAAGCAAGCAAAAGAAGACGCTGATAAAGCTGGCGCTGTGCTTTTGCCGGAAGCCGAATACAAGCAAAGCATAGATATGGCGCAGTCCGTATTGCAGCACAGCGTGGCGCATCATCTGCTGACGCATTCTGATCTAATCGCAGAGGCGTCATTTTTTGTAACAGATCCTGACTTAGATTTGCCGCTCAAGACACGCCCAGATGGATTGCTGGTTAAGCAGGGCATAGCGATAGACGTAAAGACGTGCGTTGATGCGTCACCCAAAGGATTTGACCGATCGGTCAGAAATTTTGGCTACGACATACAAGCGGCGTTTTATCTGCATTGCCTTAATCTTGAGGGGCTACGCATAAAGCAGTTTATGTTCATTTGCGTCGAAAAGGAAAAGCCATACGCCGTATGCGTTCACGAAATGAGCGAAATGTATTTGCGGCACGCGCATAATCGCATGATGGAAACATTATACACGATCAAGCACGCGACGGATAACGAAGAATATGACACCGGCTGGGATGAAATAAATACTATTCATTTGCCGGACTGGATGAACGCATCTGGCGCGTTCTAACAAATGTTACAACAGATCCCAGCGTGGGGGTGCCACGCAATAAACTAAGGAGTTGCACATGCAACATATTATCAGTAACGCCGTTGCGCGTTATCCACGACTAAACGGCACATATAAATTTGACAGCGGAGAAATGCGGTCTGTGAAATGCGATGCATTGGATGATGGCGCTGCCTACGACATGTCATTTATTATGACGCCGGATCAGGCAAAGCAGCTACATTCTTTATGCATGGAGGCGTATAACAATGCCGCATCTATGGATAACAAAAAGAAATGGCCTGAAAAGCCGTCAAACTTGCCGTATAAAAAAGGCGATGATGGCGAAATCATCGGCAAAGCCAAATTAAAAGGCGCGTATGGAATGGAAAAGACCAGCCCGCCGCGTCAGGTAGATGCCCAGCGCAATAAGCTGCCAGATGACTTTATGCTGACGTCAGGAAGCAAGGTAAACGTGGCCGTAACGCTTGTGCCGTACAACACGGGATCAATAAACGGCATAAGCTTGCGATTGCGTGCTGTTCAGGTGCTTGAGCTTGCCGAGCTTCAGCACGGCGTCGATCCATTTGATGCTGTGATCGGAGGCTATACAGCCGCAGCAAGCCCAGCGGAAGATGATCCGTTTGCATTGCCGCCAGCAAGCCCAGCGCCTGCCACGGCAGCGCCCCAAGCGGCGTCGGATTCATTCGATGATGAAATACCGTTCTAGCACATAAAAAAGCCCCGCCCGAACAGTGCAAAACCTAATCGGGCGGGGCAATCATGGGAAGAGAGGTATGTACGATCATGTTAAGCAATTTAAGGCAGGATAGCAAGTTTCCCACCGCGCATTGGGCAGAATGGGGCAACGAGATAGTCAAACTCCTTAACCTAAAACAAACCAGCAAGGGCGAGCATCATGGGGCATGCCCGAATTGCGGCGGCAAAGACAGGTTTTGGATAAAAGAGTTTAATGGCGAGGTCATGGTTAATTGCAGGCAATGCAATGATTTTAAGGCCATACAAGAAGCATTGCGCAGCCAAGGGTTATGGCCGGACGTAAATAAAATGCCGGATCTTGCAAGGCCGCAAAATAAAGCAATAGAATGGCCAGCGCAGGGGGAACAGATAATGCCGGAGATTGAGCAAGCGGAAGACGCGCAGGAAACGGAGACGCACCCATATCTCGTACGCAAAAACGTACAACGTCATAACGCTATTATTGACGGGCCTGATCTGCAAATACCAATCATTGACGTGACAGGCAGACGCCAAGGCATGCAATTTATTGACGAGGACGGCAAAAAGAAATTTTCGTATAAAATGCCGGTCAACGGAAATTTCTCCGTGATCGGCGGGCCAATCAGGGATTTTGCATATATCGCGGAAGGCTGGGCAACGGCGGCAAGCATAGCGCAAGCAACAGGCAAGCCGGTCGTATTTGCGCTAAACGCGGGCAATATTCACAAAGTCGTGGCCGGTCTTAGGGAAGCCAAGCCGGACGCAACGCTGGTGGTGGCAGGCGATAATGACGAAGCTGGCATAAAAGCAGCGGAGCAAGCATTTGCTGAGCATGGCGTTGAATATATTTTGCCGCCAAGCGAAGGCACAGATTTCAATGATCTTTGGGTCACGCAAGGGCCAGAGGCCACACGCAAAGCATTAACCGTGCATAACTTGCTGGACGAGGTGTTTTTCCCAGAAGATGCGCAGGCGCAGCTATCTAGAAATTATCTGGTCAAGAAATGGCTGGGCGAGGGGCAAATGTCTGTCCTATATGGGCCAAGCAACACAGGCAAATCATTCTTTGCGCTAGATATGTCGTGGCACGTAGCAGCAAGCCAGCCGTGGAACGGATGCAAGGTGCAAGGCGGCAGCGTGCTATACTTAGCAACAGAAGGCGGCAATGCGTTTCATAATAGAATTGTTGCGCTGCGCCAGAAATACCCAGAACATAAAGACGTCAAGCTTGCTGTCAGACCGTCGCCGGTTAATTTGCTTGACCCAAACGCGGATCTGGAAAAGCTGGCAAAGCTGGTGCGCGAAGTATCACGCAAGCACGGGCCGGTGCGCATGATCGTGGTGGATACATTATCGCGCAGCATGGCGGGCGGCAATGAAAATGCGCCGGATGATATGACGCGATTTATCGGCAATGTGGATGCGCTGCGCCAAGTAACGTTGGCGCATATTATGATCGTGCATCATAGCGGCAAAGATAAAGCAGCGGGCGCGCGTGGCCATTCAAGCTTGCGCAGCGCAACGGACGCAGAAATTGAGCTAGACCATGATGCGGAAACCGGCATTCGATATGCGATAGCCACGAAGCAACGCGACATGGAAACCGGCGCAAGGTTTGATTTTGTGCTGGACGTGATCGAGCTAGGGCAAGACGAAGACGGCGATGCCGTCACAACTTGCACGATATCAGAGGCCAGCGCAGAGCAAATAGAAGAAGCCAGCAAGCCAAAGATAACCGGCAAAAATCAGCTATTGCTCAAGCGATGCTTTACGCAGTTGCGCGGTGAACGCGTCGGACAACCAAACCCAGCAGGCGCAGGATTCCCAGAAGCAAGCGCCTACTGGACGATTGACGAAGAAGTCTTGCGGGATCATTTCAAGGGCAAAATTACCGGCGCAAGTAATCCTTGGCAGTCTTACACAAGGGCGCTTGATGCGCTAATTGCAGGCGGTCATGCGGTGCAAAATGAGGGTTTAGTATGGTTTACGGCAAAAGATGGGCGCGTGAAAGATTAGGCGGCAAAAATAAACGGCTTAACATTTGATAACGTTTTGCGGGTTCAATGAAATCAATGGGTTAGGTGCTAAAATGGTAGTGAATGTTAGTAAATGTTAAGTCTATGTTAATAACTTTGGCTAAATGCTCTGCTAACTACCATTCTGAACAAAACCCTATAGGGTTGTTCAGAATGGTAAGTGATGCATAGCTGCGGTTTTGCCAAGGTTAGATTTAGATGGATAAAAAGGGTTTGGAAAAATGGTTGGATCGTATGTTTGCCGAGGGTAAAGCGGTGACTTATCCTTGCGGTCATTTTGTCGGGCGTGAATGGTGCAGGTCATTTGATGAAAAGCTGGCAAGCTGTTCGACGCTTGCCGAATTGGAAGGCTTCGCTAACCGGCGCAGGTTCGATCCAAGCTTGCCGCGCTGGACGGCAGCAGAGCGCGCGGAAATACTCAAGCGCAAAATTAAACTGGAAAAGGGGAAACGAAAATGAATACGGATACGACGCGCGGCAAGGTGCTGGCGAAAGCAAGCACACTGGTGCATGGATCGAGAAACAGGGATTACGGGCCACCGCAGGAGAATTTCCAGCGGGTCGCGGTCATGTGGAATGCGTATATTGCGGGCAAGGAAACGCTAACCGCGTCGGACGTGTGCATGATGATGGGCCTGCTTAAGATAAGCCGCGTATCGCATCAGGTTGACGCGGATGGGTTCGTGGATTTGGCCGGATATGCTGCGCTGGGCGCGGAATGTGCTGGGATAGATATGGATGATGGCGATTGGAAGCCCGTAGAGGGGCCATAGAGGCGCGAAACGATGCGACGGGCTAGGGTAGGTGCTGAATTGGGGTTACGTGGCTCTGTTCGGGGTTTTATGGGGCTTGTCTGTTGGACATAACTGGCGTAGGTTTTGTCCAACGTAGTTTCCTCCCTGTCTACGTTTGTCGCGCCTTGATTTGCTCTTTACCCGCGACATACTTGACCGTGTAAGGCAAAAGCTTTGCACGGTCTTTTTTTTGGGATAGCGTGGGCAAATGATAAAGCTCACGCTGATAATGCCGATAGAGAATAACGAGGAAGCGGAAGCGGAATTGGACGCGCTGGCAGAATATATAGAAGAACGCCTGACCGACGGGTCAAGCGTTCAACAAATTGCGCAAAGTATGGTTGAGGCTTTGGCAGGCCTAGCTGACGATGATGTCAGCGCGATGCTGCATTAATCGGGTTTTGCTGGACGCCCACGCGG